ATCCGATTTCACGAGTCTGGACTAAAGATCGAATGATATAAATTTTTTCATAAGGACTTTTTTCATTTAATACTTCTCTTAGTGCTTTATATAAAAACACAAAGCTTTTTCCAGTTCCAGCTGCTCCATATGCTACTAGATTTTTTCCCTCATCATAATAATCAAATAATTTCCTTTGATTATCTGTTAATGGTTGAATGTCTAAAAGTAGATCCGAATTGATCGGTTTCTTTCTTTTCATTTGCTTCGCGGTCATACCAACTCCGATTGGTTGATAATCATCTGATGTTCTTTTCCTTCTTGCCATGTATCAATATTGCATTTTTGATTTACTACCGCCAGATTTATCGGCTTTTTTGAGGATTTCTCCCCAGCCTGGATGCTTATTGGTGAGGCGATTTTTCCAATCGCCAACTTCACCAGGACTTGCGCATCCTTCACTCCAGTCCCTTACCCAGGGTTTATTGTCCTCATACCATTGCTGAATGTCATGAACACTCATTTCAATGACTTTCTTTTCTCCAGTTTCTTTATTAATAATTGGATATATTGCCAAAATCAAATCTCCATAGTTTTTATGTATTTATTCTATCGTAATTGCCGATTGATAATCGCACTCAGGACATTCTGGAGTTCTTTCCCAGTCAAGTGCTTTTGCGACATCAGGAAACTGACAAATAAAAATACACTTACAAGCTTCTGCGATATCCATGTGCTCTTTTTGTGTGCCATGCGCAGAGCGTAGATTAATATAATGTATCCATGACCTACAAGAACCTGTCATATAAATTCTGGTTGGAGTAGAAAGTGGAAGAACAAATCTCGCACATTCCTTTGCGACCCCCTGATCCAAGAGTTTATTATATAATTTTTGACCCATATCAAAATATTCAGCAATCTCCCCCTGAATCCGAAGTTTTACATAATCGCCAAAATCGTCAATGGAGTTTTGGCGATTTTTAGTATCTTGCCTACGAAGATCAGGAATTAATGGACTATCGGAAAGTAGATTAGTGTCAGCGTATCTTTGAGAAAACTCTTGAAATGTGAATGACCTATGACGCAAAATTTGTGCTGCAATTCCACGAGTAGTATTAATTTCAAGCGTCATGTATGCTTGCTCAAAAATACTCCAATGCTCATGGTTGATGCAATACTTTAATAGTCCGGATGAAGTATCAAAATTAAGTTGATTATTCGGATTGCTAACGCGAGCAATATAAGAAATTACCTCTTGTGCATTCCTGTCTATTAGTTCTCCAGCACCTTGTGTAATAGCAATAAGTTTTACAACTGGCTTCATTTATCAATCTCCCAAGTTTCTTTTTCTTTTTTGCGAAGTTTTTTAAGTTCTTTCATCATTTCTTTAATCTCTTGATATGCCACCTCAGGAGACATTTTATCTCCAACTTCAAGACCCACAATATATTGCACTTTATCGCCAAAGCGTGCTAGTGCTCGTTCAAATTCGGTTAAAGTTTCGTACATTATTCCTCATGATAATCTGGTTCATAAGTATCTATCAAATCCACAGAAGAAGAAATCAGATCTTCAATTTTTACGATGTTACTTTGTTTTTCTTCTTCCATTTCAAGCTTAAGAGACTCAATCAAAAGCTCCATGTTTTTGATGATCAAATTTATTTTCTGTTTATTCATGTAACCATGTCAGGTACGAATCTATTATACAGAAAAAAAAGTGGGCTGTCAACCCACTTTTGAATCTTATATAATCTGAGGCTTTTTAGCCATATTCAATTGCGCCATTAAAAGAAGCTTTTCTTTTTGTGCTTTTTTCTTAAGATAACGGACAAAGTAAGAATTCATTTCACTTTTCCTCCTTTACGAATTTTACTCCGCGATAGGTTTCATTGTATTGTTGTGGTTGCTGTTGGGTTTGTTGTTGTGCCTGACGACGAACTTCGGTGTCATATGCTACACCTCTATAAACGGCCTGACTCATTTGCGTTGCTCCTTTACTGTGTGTAAATTTGCGTTGCTTCTCCCTAAGGATACTTCCGCTGGTCTTCCCAGTCAACGATAGAAGTATTATACTCCATATCTCTATCTATGTCAAGAGTGTATTTGTTGATACCTTTTTGTATCAATACGATACTAGATTATATTAAGATTTGTTAACTCATCTTTGAACAAACTCAAGCTTATAATGCTCTGGATTTAACTGTTGAATAATTATATCACAACCAATTTTTGGATTGCTATCACCGCATGTAAAAACATCCACTGCTGCATTACCATCCTCAGGCCAAGTATGAATTGAAAAGTGACTTTCAGAAAGCAAACATAATACAGTAACGCCCTGTGGATCAAATTTCTTAAAGATAGTTTGACATACCGTTGCCCCACTAGCAACAGCAGAATTTTCCAACAAATCAATAAGAAAATGCACATCATTGAGATGTGCATAAGAACAACCATAAAGATTCAACAGATAATGCTTGCCCATCAGTCCACTGGATCCTCTTCATATTCTTTAATGAGATCAGAAACTAAAGTTTCTGTGCCATCCATGTTCTTAATTTCATACAATGAAGATTTCATATATTTTTTAATTTTCTTATATTTTTTAATTAGGTCTTGAACTTCGTCTTTATAGATGACGACATTAGGGTTATTAAATCCTGTACTCATTTCTTTTTCTTTTTCTCAGTTGTTTTTTCGCCCCAAAGCCTTGGGTTGGTTCTACCATATCCAAAATCAATTTTTTTAATTGCTTTAGAACCAAGTTTATCATAATAAAGATCAAAAATATCTACTCGCTTTCTACCACGGCACACATCAACATAACTACCATCGTCTAATTGATAATAAACCAAATATGCATCATTTGGTACAGAAGTATCCTTGATCTGATCTGGGGTGGCATTGGAGTAAATTAATTCACATCCATAAACTGAATTAATTTTTTCCTTTTCTTCTTTTGACCATTCTACCATTTTTTTATCTTTGATTAATGATTTCAAGACCGACCTCCCCATTGAATGTCAGGATATGCGTCCTTAACGATTTGGTGAGTTATCTTATATTTAGTTTGCAATTGCTTATCTTTAGTGAGAATTAAAATTTCCGCTTCTTTGGGGTGCAATCCTTCCAAAAGATTGATAAACATTGTTTCAATACGAAGTTTTGATATAGATGAATTTCCACCTCGAATAAAATTATAAAAAATTCCAGCTTCTTGCCTCAGCGAAGTCCGCTGTGTTGCCATATGAGAATCTAGTTTACTTGGATTCTCCAGTTGCTTTTCAATGCTAGTGGAAAGATTGTCGTTGCCAGAAGATTGATCCTGAACACTGGAATATGGAACTGGACCTTCTGGCAAAGCGGAAAATACACTTTCATCAAAATTCCAAATTAAAATAGAAACAAGAGCATCATTACGATACTCTTGTAGAACTTCAATTTTCTTCTGATTTGTCCTTTGGTTTGAAACTAATTCAAGAATCTCATGTTGAAATGGATTCGGTTGTAATTTAACTGGTTCAGTCGTCTTCGCTACTGTCTTCTTCTTCGTCGTAGTAGTCATTTAAATCTCCTTCAAATCTAAAAGCAAGTATTTCATCTGGAATAACATTTCCATTCTGATCAAAAAATTCTGGGTGCATATATGGTACTTTATTATTCTCAATATGTTGACTTACCACCCAAACAATAAGCCCACCAACAAGGAAGAACAAAATTGAAACAAGAATGCTTAATGTGATTGCTACTGCGATCATTGTTTTGTCTCCTGGGAATTTCGTTTTCTTAGCTGTATGCCTATATGAAAATGAAATTCCACATTAAAGAGAGAAACCATTTTCGCATAAGCAAAATTAAAAAAGTTTGGTTCCTCCTTCTTCTTAGACTTGCGGAGCATAAGCTCCATACCTCTATTTATTTGTAATTTTCTTCCTTCTGCCTGGTCTCTTGTCATAAAGATATTTTTCGGTATCAGTCAAAATTGAGTCCAGGTAGTTTCGAATTTTACGAGCAAAAGGTTTTGATAAGTATCCATATGCTTCTCTTAATTGCTTATGAATTTCGTCCTGTCCTCCTTCTAAATATGTATCTAAATCTTCCACCAAGAGTTTTAGATTGATTGCAGTGGAACTTTCAAGAAATTGTTTGGCTTCTGCTCTTTTGGCTTCTTTCCCTTTCAGGTATTGATAGAAATTCATGACAAATTTTTGCTCAGAGAAAGCATAATCGATTGCTTTTTCTACATCAAAACAATACTCTTCCATTTAAACAATTCCGTTTTCCTTTAAGTATTTTACTGTGTCTGTGCATCCACCTAGATGCAAATCATTCATAATAACCTGAGGAAAAGTAGAGCCATTACCAAACTCAGCATAAAAGTCATCCTTGGAAAAATGTTCTCCAAGATTATAAACAACATAATCAGATCCGGCAAGATTCAAAACTTGCTTGATCTTTTCGCAATATGGACAACCGTCCTTTGAATATACAGTAAATTTCATTTTAATAATTCGTTGGGGTTTCTCGAATAGTAAGATTTCCTTTTCCTTCAAGGCTACGAACAAAAAGTTCTGTAAACCTTTCCATTTTCATATAATGAACTGATGCAGGATGTTCATTGATTGCATTTTTAAGAACATTAAGTTCATTCCACTCATCATCAGAAAGCATAGAGTTTTCAGCAACATCCATTACATTATAACACATTTCATTATTATGTATTGAAATCATAACTTTATCTTAAGATTTCTCAGAACAATCCACCAAAAAATGAAGACCCACCATTTCCGTCTTTTTTCATTTTATCAGTGATTTCTTCGATCTTATCTGAAAATTCTTCAATCTTCATGATACGATCAATGCCAACCACAAGCTCTGAAATTGCATGAGCAATATTTGATTTCTCAGACCTTGCAGCATTAGCAAGAGCCGCACGAAGATAGCTTTGTGCTTCGTCAAGATTTTCTTTTACATTTTTTGAGAGTGCCATGCGTGCTCCTCGATTACTTTACTATTTTAGCAGTTTGGTGGCTCAATGATAGTGTGGATAACCGCCCTAAATCTTACGCAGTTCAAATGTACCATCTTTGCGATCGATCCAGATCAGTTGATCGTTCTCTTTCCAGTTAACTTGTTCTAGTAAATCATCAGGAAGTTGAATGAAATAGTCGTCAATTCCTTCCTCAATTTTTTGTTGGACTGGAAGTACCCACCTATTTTGTTTTGGTGATACTGATGCACTAGAAGTTTCAGTTTCTTCGGTTTCTTTAATCCAGAATCCATCAGCAGTCATTTTATAACCCCAAGAAACCATTTCGTCATATGTGCTTAACTTCCTTGGCTGATATTCCAGATCACTGTGTCCCCAAGGACGCATACCATCATCTTGGGCATCTTCTGTAAATTTTTTGTGTTCTTCCGGATAATAATTCTCTTCCCAAAAACTAGTCCAAGATTTTTGGCCTTCTGTGGATTTATCTTCTTTATCACACACAAGATTTTCTTTCTCCTTAACATATTCGTCGTATGCTGGAATATGACCCTTACCATTACCATTCAGAAGTGCAAGAAGTTCATAACAGTGTTCAGTCCGATTCTTATAGGTATAGTAATTATCTAGAACCACTGACTTAATGACATCATAAATTTCTTGTGGTGATGCTTCGCTAG